AGCAGACCCGTCAGCAGGCGATCACCGAGTTCTTCCCGCGCGCCCCCGAAACTAATCAGCCCATCATCTCCGACGCAATCAGCAACCTCGCTGAAGCTGCGAACCGGGGCGACCTGAACCTGAATGCGTTCTCGCCCAACGCCGTTGCCAAGGCTGCCCTCACTTCCCGTGACATTGATCCGGCCCGCGTTACCAAGGCCGAAGTCAAGGCAGCCGCCGACCAACTCGATGCCCTCGCCCAAGCCGGCGTCATCAAGAAGGAAAGCCCGACCAAGTATGCAATTAACTACGGCGCCCCTACCCCGTCGCAGCCTGCACCCACGCCGACAGCCGCGCCAGAAGCCGCCCCAGCAACTGGCACCGTTCCCCCGGCCACCGAAGGGGCGCCGATCCCGGAAGCTGCGCCAACACCGGTTGCCCCGGAAGCCGCTGCCGCTCCTGCCGTTGAGCCCGCTGCCGTAATTCCCATTCGCGCTGAAGATGCACGCGCGTTGTGGCAGGGTTACTCCATGAACGCTGGCCCCCAGGCCAACAGCCCGTTCGTGGCAGCCGTCCGTAACGTCGCTAGCATTCGTGGGCGCCCGTTCACGCAACCCGAATTCAACGACTTCGCCCAGCAGTTCGGCAACGCCCCTACGACTGAAGCCCGCGACACTGTCGCTAACAACTTCATCAATCAGCGTGCCGCCCCTGCGCCCACCGCCGCTCCCGCTCCCCAGCCAACTCAGACGAGAGAGCAGCTAGCGGACGCGGCAGCCGAAGCCGACCCGGCAAGCGGTGCTGGCGACGAAACCGATACCGTTGAAGAAGGTATCTTCTCGACGCCGCGCAACGAGTCCATCAAGAAGCAGCAGCAGACCCTCGACAAGCAGATCGTGGACGGATTCCGTGGCGGCTTCCTTGGTAAGTGGTTCGCTTCGCCCATCGCTTCGTTCGCCAAGCAGCCCATCTACCGCGATTCCGCTGACCAAATGGACCGACTGTACGTCCGTAACCATACTGCCCTCAACGAAGCCACGCAACTTTTCGAGCCTGCGCTGATGCTGCCGCCTGCCTCGCAGGCCCGTATTGCACTGGCCCTCCAAGAAGCCCGTAGCCGCAAGCAGCGTCCCAATCCGGAAGCCTTTACTCCGGAAGAAAACGCTGCTATGGATGGACTACTGCAAGCTGGCCAACGTATGCTCGATTACTACATCGACGCCTACACCAGCAAGTTCTTTAATCCGGCCAACGCTACGTCGGCGCAAGACCGCGCCCGCCTCGAAGCATTCCAGCAGGCCAAGGGCGACCGCCTCATCACCGAGATGTCTGACGCTGAAATCCGCGCCGCCTCGCCAGATGGTGCCCGCGAAGTCCGACGCCTGAACAGCCGCCGCGATCCTCTCTTCTTCCCGCAAATCTCAACGGGCACCCACTTCGCCGCAGCCTACGAGCGCCAGCCGGGCGGCAAGGAAAAGCTGGTCCGCATCTACTTCTTTGATCCGGTGCGCGGTATCCGCACGGCCCGCCAGAAGCTGGGCATCCAGCGCGATCCTGAAGCCACCGCCATTCGCTCGCTCCGTGAAGAGTTCCCCGATACCTCCCGTTTCCGCATCATGCAGCGCGGCGTCGAAGTCGAGAACGATGGACGGGCCGCTGATCTGCGTCGCGACGGTGACTTCATTGCCCAGTACCTCCAAGAACTTAGCAAGGTCAGCGGCAAGGAAGCCAAGCAGATCATCGCCCGTATGTCGAAGGAAATCGACAAGGCGCAGATGGATCGCATCTTCCGTCCCAACAACGATCTGCTCCGCGCCGTCACGCCCGAGAACGCCTCCGACTATATTCGCGACACCCTGCCCGCCTACTTCATTGCTGCCTCCAAGGTGCAGGCCCGCCGTTTCATTCAGGACGACTTCAACCGTTCTCTCGACGGCTACTCCAATGAAGAAAAGCAGTACTGGAATGATCTGCTAGATTACAGCACCACGCCGACCGAAGCTTTCGGGACGGGCCGTGCCCTCGCATTCTTCATGTTCCTCGGCTTCAACGTCAGCACCGCCGTCATCCAGATGACGCAGAACCCGACTGTCCTTGTGCCCCGCCTGCTGCGCGATGGTGGTGGCGCTGCTGCTCCCCGTTACTTCCTCTCGGCTGCCAAGGACGTTTACGGCACCCTTGATGCACTGCGCGTCTTCGGCAAGGAAATGGACCAGACCAAGCGCCTCATTCAGCGCGGCATCCTGAAGCCCGACGAAGTCACCGCCCTTCAACGCGCTCTCCGTGAAGGCCGCCTGAACCCGGTCCAAGCCGTTGAACTTCGCAGCACTGTTTCCGCCGCCGACCTTCGCAACTCCGGTATCGCTGACCGTGACGCTACCGCTTTTGCCGGGGGCTTCAACAAAGTCCTCGATCTGTCGGGCCGCATGCTGGCAACCGTCGATGAGACCAACCGGGCCACTGCCTTCCTCGCCGCCTACCGCCTTGCCAAGGCTCGCCCGGAAGTTATGGCACGCGCCGGCCGCCTCGACAACCGCACCTACAACAACGCCTATGAGTATGCCGAAGGCGTGACGGGCGACACCAACTTCCGCTCTACCAAGGAAGACCGCGCCCTCATCCAACGCTTTCATCCCATCGCCGAAATGATGACGCAGTTCATGTCGCCCGTCTTCAAACTGATGGAACTGTACGCTCGCAGCGCCAAGCAGACTGTCGAAGGTCTCCGCAAGAACGATCTTGTTATGGCCCGTGCCGCCGCTCTCCAGTTCGCTGCCATGACTGCTGCCCAAGTCGCACTGGCTGGCGTCTGGTCACTGCCCCTTGCCGAACGCCTCCGCGACCTGACCGAAGCCGTCCTCAAGTTGGTGTTCGACGACATTGTAGACTTTGAGCAGGAACTTGAAAAGTACCTCGGCAACAATTCTTTCGCTGCCGCCATGAGCTTCGGCTTTCCCCACGCTTGGGGTTCCATCAGCCTGAACAGCCGCCTCAAGATCGACCCTCTCCCGCAGGGCAGCGTCACCGAGTGGGACGTCCTCTCCGTTCTCGGTCCTGTCGGCGGTCTAGTCCAGAAGGGCATGGACGCCTATCAAGCGTGGAATCTGGGCGACTACTGGGGTCTGTCCTACGCCATGCTGCCCACCGCCTTTGCCAACGTCGCCAAGGGCGCACAACTCGCAGTTGACCAAGAACAGTTTACTAAGCGTCAGGGTCGTATCATTACGCCCGAACAGGTCCGCGCCGCCAGCGAGTCCGGTCTCCTGCCCCCGGCTGCCCAGCAAGCTATCGGCTTTGCGCCGCCTGAGTTCGCTGACATTCGCCGCACTGCCCAGCGCATTCGTGAACTACAAACCGCTACCCGTGATGCGACCGAGCGCGTCAATATTGAGTTGGCACGCATTGCACTCCGTGTTATGGAGGCTCAAGCTGCCGGTCGCACGGCCGAAGCTCAAGCCCTTACGCAGCAGTACCGCCAACGCATCAACGAAATCCGAGCGGAACAGCAGGATAAGCCGCCCGAGTTCCAAGTCCAAGTCAACGAGTCCGCTATCTTGCAGCGTGCCCGTCAAGACTTCCAGGGTCGCGGTTCGCCTGAAGTTCTCATTCCGGGCACTCGCACCCAGGCCCGCCCCGCCGCTCAAGAAATAATCGAGCGGTCGCAATGGCGCAACCAACAATAGCCTGATTTAGTTGTTGACAGTCAAGGGGCGGAATAGTATCCTACGCCCCATGACAAACTTCGCCTATTACATTGGCGTGGACCACCGTGAACCGGAGGCTCTGCGCGTCACCGAATCCTCGGCCCGTGCCTACGCCAGCAAGCCGCTGACAATCAGGCACCTCGAACATCTGGACCTGCGGCGTCGTCAGTTCTTTGACAGGCCGTGGCGCATCTGCGAAGACGGCTCCTACCTCGACGAACGAGACGGCAGACCGTTCAGCGTCCAGTTCTCCCACTCCCGCTTCCTGACACCTATCGTCGCACAGTCCGACGGCGTGACCGATTGGGCGCTGTTCACGGACTGCGACTGGCTGTGGCTCGACGATATCCACAAGCTGCTGCGCGAAGCCGACCCCACCAAGACGGTCATGGTCGTGCCGCACAACTTCAATCCGACGACCACCGTCAAGATGGATGGGCAGAAGCAGTCCCGCTACCACCGCAAGATGTGGTCGGCGCTGATGCTGTGGAACCTCAAGTCCAAGAAGCTGCCCACCTTCGAGATGGTGAACTCCGCTCCCGGCAGCTACCTGCACGGCTTCGAGTGGCTGGACGATTCCGACATCGGCTACCTCTCCGAGTCGTGGCACTGGGTCCCGAACTACAGCCCCACCACGGAAGTCGGTCTTGCTGCCGAAGAGGCGCACCGCCCGCTGCCCATCAATGGAATCCACTTCACGTATGGGCCGCCCGTGCCGGGCATGGTAGACCGTGAGACAACTCCCTTCGATGAATACTGGACGAACGAACTCCTCGGAGCTTACGCCGATGCGCGCTAAGATCATCACCACAATCGGCCCCAACTCATGGGAACGGTACGGCCTACGCTTTGCCGAATCCTTCAAGAAGTTCTGGCCCGCCGACATCGAACTTGAAATCTGGCACCACGATCTCGAAGGCAACGTGCCCAACTTTCCGGGCATCACCTTTCACGCCCTCGAAGATACGCCGTCCTTCCGGAAGCTCAAGGCCCACATCGGCGCCCAAGCCAAGGATGGCCCGTCCCTCGACTACTGCTTCAAGGCAGTCGCCCTCGCCTCCAGCGTGACGCCCGAACTGGATTGGATCGGCTTCATCGACGCCGACACCGAGACCATGCGGCCCGTTGATATCGACCTCCTTGGCGAACTCTTCGACGACAACTACCATCTGACCTACTTGTATCGGAAGTCCGTCAAGGAAAGCGAGGGCTCTTGGTTCGCCTTCAATCTGGCTACCGTCAAGGGCGCTTCCCTGCTGGCCGACTACTGGGGCCTCTACAATTCGTTGGAAGCCTTCCACTACAAGAAGGCCCACGACAACGCAGTCCTTGATCGCATCGCCCTGCTACACCTGGCGCACGGCCTGCAAATCAAGAACTTGTCGCCGGGCTGCCTCGGCCTCGATGCCTTCCACCAGTCTCCGCTTGCCGCCTACATGGTCCACTACAAAGGCCCTGACAAGCAGACCATCGCCAACCCGGCCCTCGGTGCCCCGGCCCGCTACGAGACTCTATGCGAACTGCTGACCGCCTCCATCGCCGCAACGAACGCTGCCCGCATTGTGGAGGTCGGCACTTGGAACGGCAGTCGCGCAATCCAGATGGCCGAAACCGCCTTCGCTACCGGCGTCAAGACCGTATCCTACGTCGGCTTCGACACCTTCGAGGGCGGCAACGACCGCGTCCATGAGGGCCACACCAAGCCCCATGCCGACTCTTGGATTATCCACAACCGCCTCAACAACTACAGCCGCCTGATGGCGCGGAAGGGCCTGACCTTCGCCTTCTCCCTCGTCAAGGGCAACACCCTCAAGACTCTGCCCGACTCCGCCGCTCTTGTAGCAGATGCTACATTTGCCTACATCGACGGCGGCCACTCCTACGAGACGACCAAGTCGGACTACGAATGCCTGAAGCATGTACCCTTCATCGTCTTCGATGATGTCATCGTCAACGAGGAAGAGGGTTCGCCGGAAGGTCCGCGCCGTGTCATGAAGGAAATCCCCGGCCAGAAGCGAATCATCACCAGCGGTGACGGTTACGCGGGCCTGACGCAAACCATCTCGTTCGGCCTAGTCGTGCGCGACGGCTACCCGGTGCCGGAACTCAAGACCCGCATCCAAGTAAAGCCGGTCGATTCTGTTGACAAGGGCGAGCAACTTCAGCATATTGCAGATAACGCTGCCGCCATTCCAACTTGGATTGGTGCCTACCAAGCACACGAAGGCGTCGCCCTGTTCGTCAGTGCAGGCCCGACCCTTCCCAACTTCCTCGAAGAAATCCGCGCCAAGCAGGCAGCCGGTGCCACAGTCTTTGCCGTCAAGCACTCACTGCCCGTCCTGAAGAAGGCCGGTATCACGCCTGACTGGACGGTCATTCTCGATCCGCGCCCGGTCGATGGCCTGTCTACGCACGGCGTCATCCGTACCGACCTCTTCGCGGACGTTGGCCCGGAAGACAAGTTCCTCTTCGCCACCATGACGCATCCCTCGGTGCGCCAAGTCCTCGAAGAGAAGGGCGCCCAACTCTTTGGCTGGCATGCCCACACCCAAGCGACGCAAGCCGCAAAGCTCCCGGCCTTCAACACCGGCATGGTTGTGGCGGGCGGCACCTGCTCCGCTACCCGCATTCCGATGCTGGCTTTCGTGATGGGCTTCCGCCGTTTCCACTTCTACGGCTACGACTTCTTCTACCCCGACAACACCACGCAGGACGACATCAAGCAACAACTGATGCGCGTGAATCTGGGCGCCGATCAGCGTTCCTTCCTGACGACTGGCGAACTCATCGCTGCCATGCAGGACTTGGGTCAGTGGAATCGTTGGCTTGTGGAGAACCGTACTAGCGTGACATTCCACGGCGAGGGTGCTGGCGCCCTCATTTGGAAGCAGACCGTCAACAACTACGAAGCCCCGAAGGAGTATCCGTTCTGATGACGCATGTATATGAAGGCAAGCCCGATGGCCGCCAACTCGAAACTGTCCAACCCGTCTCCCGCTTTCGGCCCCGTTATCGGGCGCTGACTGACGACGAGAAGGTGCTGCACGATAAGATCAAGGCCAAGGCCGAAGAACTTGAAACCTTGTTCAACGAAGTGAAGGACGGGCGTTATAAGTCGCTGGCGTTCACATCCCTTGAGCAGTCCGTCATGTGGATCGTCAAGGAACTGACGTCTTAGCGGAACTTCTTCGCGATATTGGCGGCGCTGGCAGGCTGCTTCGAAAACTGCTTGCCAGCCTTCGTCGCCTTCCGCTTCGCTGCACTACTCGCCGCATAAGTCGCAGCAGGCATAGCCTTGATGGCAGCCTCGGGTAGATACCGTTCGCCTGTAGCCTGCGGCCCCTGCGTACTAGGCTTGCCCGACTTGGTGCGCCACTTCTGCTTGGTCCAATCGACCAGCGACTTCTGCGGGGCCTTCACGACTTATAGCCCTTCGCATTCCGCTTGAGATATTCGGCGGCTGCTTCTAAGACTTCAATCTTGTCGCGAGCATGACCCAGAACCGTGTTGCAAGGGTTACAGAGAACGCCGCGCACTACTCCGGTATCGTGACAATGATCCACGTCCAGCTTCCTACCCAGTGCCGTCTCTTCAATACCGCAAATCATGCAGGAATAATTCTGCTCTTTACGAATTTCTTCCCACTGGCTATGCTCTAATCCGTAGCGCAACTTCAGCTTCTCGGCTTTGCGATTACGCTTGGTGTTTGGATTAGTGTGCTTATATAGCAAATGGCATGGGCGGCAACGCGAGCTATAAAACTTACGCCCCGCCCACTTGTCATAGAACTGATAGTACTCAGTCAGTTCTTTCTCTTGCTTGCAGTGGAGGCAAGACTTAGTCACGGTACTTGCCGCCCTTCGCCTTATATTCTGAGGCGAGCATCTGAGCTTTGCGGGCGCTCCACTGGCCCGGCCTGCCGCCCTTGTCCCCCGCTTTAATGCGTTCGAACAAAGACTTACGCATGCCGGGCTTCGTGTAGACGCCCGCTTCGTTCACCCGACTTTCGGGCTTCTTGGCCATTAGCCAGCCATCAGGCAGCGACCAGCCTTACGGCAAGCCGCCGGGTTCGGGCACTGCGCGCATGGCACCTTGCCGCCCTTCTGCATCTTGACTGGCTTACCAGCAGCAACCTTGCCGCCAGCCTTCTTCTTCATCGGGCCTTGCGTAACCTGCTTGCCCATGTTCGAACGCATCATATTACTTCCCCTTCGCCTTGGGCTTGCCGATCATACCACCGGCCTTCTTCTTGACCATACCGCCCTTCTTCATGCGGCTCGACATGCCCTCCAGTTCACGGGCCGTCAGCGGGGCATCAGCCTCACGACGTTCCTCCGGGGTCATCATGCTGCGAGCCTGCCGGCGCTGCTCCTGCGTCATGACTGGCACGCCCTTCTGGCCGCCGTCCATACCCCGCCGCTTACCAGACGCGCGCACCGGCCCGCCCTCCTGATACATCATTCCCTTCTTCATCATACCAGGCATGTTACTTCTTTCCCTTCTTAATAACGCCGCCCTTCTTAAAGGGCATCGGCTTGGTTTTGGACTTCGCAGCAACCTTGGGCTTGGCAACCATGCCGCCCTTCATCATCTTCTTCGGAGCAGCCTTCGGCTTCGCAGCAATCATGCCACCAGCCTTCTTCTTAACGATGCCGCCCTTCTTCATATTGTAGTCGCCGGGAGGGCCGACCTGTTCACCACGCGCACGCGCGGACGCCGCCCCGATATTACCGGAGCCGCCCATCATTTCCTCTCGGCGGCGCAGGCGTTCGCGGGCATCGTCTTCTTCCATCTGGCGCTCGGCCCGAATACGACGAAGCTCCATCTCATTCAGTTCGTCGGCCGTCATCTCCCGAATACGGGGGCGCGGAGCCGGGGCTGGCGCAGGACGAGCAGCCGGGCGCGGGGCGGGGCGAGCCGGGGCAGCAGCGGGACGAGCAGCTTCCTGACGCTGCCGCTCGGCATCAGCAGCAATGTCGCCGCCTTCCGCATCCGCCGTGCGAGCGCGCATAGACATCAGGTTCAATTCACGACGGGCATCAGCTTCCTCACCCCGGCGGGCCGCGAACTCACGACCGTAGTTCACCAGCGGTTCGGCAGCCGCAGCCGCAGTACTTCCTGCAATCGCCGCCAGATTGCCGCCGACCGGGGGACGCACGCGACCAAGCGGCATCTGACGGGGCGTAGCCACCTCGGCAAGCGCGCGACTAGCGGACGGACGGGCAGGCACCGCCTCTCGGCTAGGCACCATCTCACGGCCAGTCGCAGTGCCCCGGCGCGTCGTGCCATCCGGGCTGGTCGTGAAGTCCTGACGGCCAGACGGCAGTTCCGTAGCACCCATGCGACGCATCGTATCCGCATCCACTTGACCGCGCTGGACCCGCCGATTAAAGTCCTCGACATCCCGAAGCGCATTCAGACGCTCAACTTCTCGCTGGGCAGCGGCCCGTTCAGCAGCGGCGGCACGACGGGCAGCCTGATTAGCAGCCTCGCGCTCACGGGCACGTTCGGCCAGACCAACGCGGCGACCTTCGCGCCCGAACTTCTCCATCCTCTCTCGGAGTTGGCGGTTCCGGGGCGACTCTTCGACAGCACCGCCCTCTTGGAACTTGACTTTACGCTTCACTTCTTGGATTCCTTCTTGGACTTGCCAGCCGCGCTTAGGGCGATGGCGATTGCTTGTTTCTGGGGGCGGCCACTCTTAACTTCGCGGCTAATGTTCTCCGAGATTACCTTCTGGGAGGTGCCCTTTTTAAGCGGCATGGAGAGCCTCCTTCTCAGTCTCATCGACACGCCGCAGCCAGCCGCGCCCGAAAGTTGCAAACGTCTTCAGACTCTTGTAGAAGTCGCGCCGACCCTCGGACACCTTGGCAATCAGGTCGTCAGCGTCCATAGCATTGATGGCGGCCATGCTCTTAGGACCAAGCACCCCATCCTCGGTAGCGCCTGCGGCCCGCTGCATCAGCCTGACTGCCCGGCGAACGCCCTTGTTCACGGCCATGTCGAAGGCCAGCAGGTCCACGCCCGACTTCAGTTCGTCGCAGCGCAGCGCGTCCCAATACTGATTCTTGTAGATGGTATTGACGTCGGCATCGGAGATAGCCCGCAACTCGTCCTTGCTCATGGGCTTACCCTTGAAGGCCGAGAAGGTAGCGAGCGTGATGCCCTTCATGGTGGCGCCGCCCGGATCTTCCGGATGATCGACGTACCCACCCTCATGCTTCAGAATCAGCGCCAGCCACTTGGCGTAGTTGTCTTTCACTTGTGAGTCATCCTATTCATAGCGTCAGTCTTTTCCTTGGAGCCGGCGGAACTACCAAAGTAATAGGCAACCACGCCGCCCCATGCAGTGCCAAGCGTACCCAGCATAACCAACATAGCCTCAGAGCCGCCCGTCGTAGGCAGGCCATTTAGCAACATGAAGAACAGCACGCCAAAATAACCTAGCGTAATACTACCAGCCAATAGGCGCGGAGTCCAGTCTTTAGTCTTGATCTCCCGGTCGCGTGCGCTGTTGCGGTCCTCGTTAGAGATGCGTTCCAGATCGACGTCCAGTTCCCGCATCCGCACCGCAAAGTCCTGCTCGGCTTTCTTCAGGGCCAGCAACTGCTCGGGTGTCGCCGTGGCTGCCGCCTCAACAAGCTCGGCCTCAGTACCATCCGGCTTGCCAAGCAGCGCCTCAGAAATGGCACGGGTCGCCATCCCCGCCAGCGGTCCACCCACGGCAGTCGCAATGG